TCACCCTGGCGGAGAGCTTCGCCTATTGTCGTCGGAATCGGCGGTGACCTTTTCAATACCGAGAATGGTGGAATCCGTCATATCCACATTCTCTGTGATCACCGTCTGTGAAAACGGCATCGCCGTCACATCCGCTTCCAGCACCGGCAGAGAGTCCTGCGAATCCTGCCAGTACAGAAGCGACGGATTTGTAAGCGGTAGAAGCAGTGAGCCGGGCGGCCTGTCGTCCACGCCGTGGGTTTCAAAGAGCGCCTTGCTGATTTCTCCCGGATTTTCAATTTCCGAAAGGGATAAAACCCCCGCTGCCGTGACAACCGTATAGATTTTTCCGTCCTTGTCGGCAATCAGGTACTTTCTGTCATAGGGCGCTTGAATATTGATCAGACCGGCTGCGGCGGTAAAATCCGTACCGTTGTCATTCGCATGCGTGAAGGTTTCCTGCAGTGTTTGCCCGGCTGTTACCATGAACGCCTTTGTGCCGCCCGTGCAAATTAACTGGTTCTTACCCAAATAGCTGGAATCAGTCGGCATATGGAGCACATTCAGAAAGATATCTCCTGTGCTGAACAGATACACCTCATAGGTCAGACGTACACTGTCAGAGGTCGAGTTATACTGGGCATAGCCGTCCCACTTCAACCGCAGGAACTTATAGTAGTTATAGAGGGTGCCTTCCTCGCGCCAGAAGTTCCAGAGCTTCGCGTCTCGCCGGCAAACCTGCAGCTGCTCGGCGCTTGTGCCAAACCCGAACCAGCTATTGCCGCTGACGTAGATGTTGCTCGCCATGACGCCATTGAACTTGAACCAGTCCACGCCGGTGAAAGTCAGCGTATCGTCGTCGTGTCCGACGTTATTCAAAAGCTGTGTCAGATTTTCGGTGGAAGCAAGGAGGGCTTCCATCCCGTTATAATCAGCCATTCTTAACCCCCAATCCAGTGACACTGGCAAACTGCTCCGTGTTCACGGTCAGCCTGCACATGCGGCCCTCATCAATTGTGACTTCCGCGCTCTTATACGCATAGGCCGTCTGCAGTTCGAACTTGTCCGTGACTTTCACATAAATTTCGGAGTAAGCCATTTTCCTCTTGTCCGCCACGTTGATGGTTTCGGTCACGACGACCGGATCGACCTTTGCCGTATCTGTAAAGGCCGTGATGGAAAGGCCGCCCGCGCGGAACAGCGGCAGGCTGTCAAGGAAGGCGGCTGGTGTCGGAGTTATCAACTCCGTGCTCACCGCCGCCGTATAGCCGACAGATTTCAAGCCGCTGAAGCGCACCAGCGCCGCCGTGTCGGAGAATTCCAAACGGCCATCCCAGACCTTGTTTGCGGAAAGTCCCTGACCGCTGATGGTGGCGATAGCCTGTGCACGCCCGACCGAAGCGGAACCGCCGGTCATTTTCAGCCAGACCCGGAAGGTGTTATAGGTGTTTGCCGTCAGCCCGGAGAGCGGATAATACAGGTTCAGGATGTGCTTGCCGGATTTCCAGGTTTCTATCGGGTAGTAGGTCGTGAGTACATTGTCGTTGATGATGTAGGTGACTTGAATCACCGCGTCGCCATCGTCCTGCCAAGAGAGCGTGAAGCTTTCGTCCTGTGTGGTCGCTGTACCACCTGAAGTTGATGCCGGGATTGTGATAGTGCCAGTTGCCTGACCGGTCTTTTCAACCGTATCCGCTTTGACCTCCAGCAGAATGGACGCGAAAAACTGCGCGTCGGTATCCTCATTAGAGGCAAACTCAATGCTTACAATCTCCGTATCTGTGGAGCCTATCGTGTAGCGCGAAGCATTCAGGTAAGAATGGACGACGATCTTTCCGGCTTCGATTTGGTTCACAAGGCCGGTGATATTCTTATCATTCTTGCTCTTGGCCTGCGCGAGACGCGGGTTTTTCCCGACGCATTTCAGCGAGTGCTTCCCGTTGACCTTAATGGTAATACTTGTGACAGCGGTGATCTGTTTTGCATCGGCCTGCCCCCCAGAGAAGGTGATCACGTCTCCGGGGTCGAATGCCGGATTGCCGATGGTTGTTGAATCAAACGGCACATAGCGGATTACGGCGATGTCGTTCAAAATATTGGTGAGGAGTGTCTTTCGGGTTTCCGCAAGGCCAAACTGCAAAAGCGGATTGACGCCCAGATTCATGGTCAGACCGTCATCTGGGTCGAGCGCGTAGTATTCCGCCGTCTTGGTGCGGACGTTCGTAGAGGAGACGGCCGTGTACCGGGTGATAAAATCCGAAAAGCTGCTGGAGAACCGCTGTGTATCAGGGATATCCGCAACAGGGGTGTTTCCGTATTTCGTGAGCTTCAGCTTGCCGGTGCGGTCAATCTGGGCAAAACAGCCGAGTACCTGGGCAATGTAGAAAATCAGGTCACGCCAGGTCTCAATGTCGTTTTCTGTATAAACGCCCAGTGTAAACGAGCCGTTCGGCATCGCGGAAAGTTCCTCTTTTGTGTTGGCAAGCTCCACTTTGCAGGCTTCACAGGCGAGCAGAAGCAGATCATACGCCACGCCGTTGGTGACCTTCTCATCGAAGTCAGCGTCGAAGCGGAGCATGTAGTCGTATGCCTTTATTTCCAGACATTTAATCGTCCGGTTCGCCTCGGAAATCTCAAAAATGCCCATCGGCACTTCTTCATAGACACCGTTTCCAATGTCCAAATGGAAAGAAAGTGTGATGGCAGCTCCGTTCAGACTGTAACGGTCGATGTCGGTGAGCAGCGTGATGCCCAGTTCCGCCGCGTAGACGGTACCAAGTTCGACCTCGTTGCTGCCGCAGCACTGCCGGGTAACATAGCCGGAGCCCTTCACGATATCCTTGTTTTCAAACGGGTACTCGGTCCCGTCCGCCAGCGTGATCTTCCCGGTCCAGTAATAGCTGCGGGTGTTATCCTGTATGGCTTTTTTATACGCGTCGCTTACCGCATACATGGACAAACACCTCCCATTAGAATTCTTTCAGCGTGAACGAAACCTTCCACAGTCCCTTGTAGGATGTATCCTTCACAAGGCTGCTCTTAAAATCGTCGATATACATGTCCCGCTCTTCGGCAGCGAGCGTATGCGGGTTAAAAAAGGCCACTTTGATTTTGGCCTGCTGCCGGAACTCAGACAGCTTTTTGAGCCACGAGGGAGAGACGCTGAAGGCGACCGGAATACTGACCACTCCGGAGCGGACCACGTCCCGCTGCGTGGTCCCGGCTTCCGTCTCTCCGCCAGCGTCCGACACGACGTCTGAAACCTCGACATCGTAGCTGTCGGGAAGCGGAATGTCCGTGCCGTCAAAGTTTAAATATTGAATAAATGCCATATTATCTGCCCCCCGACCGCAGGTTCTGCCGCGTTTGCGCGTTTATCACAACCTCGTCCAGCAGGGTCCCGCCAAGGTAGACCGGAATACTGATGTCGCCGGTGTTCGAACTTTTCAGGTCGGCAAGCACCGACTGGATGCCGCTCAGAATATCCGTGACCGCACCGGAGGAAGAACCGCTCTGTGTGATGCCGGACATATCCGCCTGCGGCCGGAGCACCATATCCCCGGCAACGGAACTCATGGCGTCGGATACGAGGCTCTTGCTTTTCTCGATTCCATTGGCCAGTCCGGACATGAAGTCCGGCATCCAGCTTTCATAATCGGCAAGCGGCCCGACGTCGGGAACCGAGAAATGAAGAAACGACTTAATGATTTCCGCCACGTTGGACACGGCGTCCTTGACTTTGCCGATGCAGCTTTTAATACCATCGATAATGCCGTTGATGATATCCGCGCCCCAGTTCCATGCCGAGCTCGCCAGCCCTTTGATGAAGTCGACCGCATTGTCGAAACCATCCTTGACGGTGTTGTAAATTCCGCTGATCGTGGAGCTGATGCCATTTGCAATGGAGTTCCACATGGAGGATACCGTGCTGCTGATGGCATTCATAACTGAAGACACGGCGGACTGAATGGAATTCCAGACCGAGGTGACTGTATTCCGAATGCCATTTACAATCGAAGAAATCGTTGTGCTGATGGCATTCCAGATAGTAGAGAAAAGCGTCTGGATAGCGGTGAGCACGGTTGTAATTACTGTTTGGATCGTCGTCCACGCGGTGGTCAGAAAGGTGCCGATTGCCGTGACAACCGTGGTGACCACAGTGCTAATCGCGTTCCAGATGGTTGTAAAAACAACCACGATGGCATTAAGCACGGTTTCGATGATGGTTTTGTAAATTGTGAAGTAGGTCATGACAATCGTCTTTATAACTTCAAATATCGTGGTGAAGATCGTCACTATGCCATTCCACAGCGAGGAGAAAAAGCTGGCGATGCCGTTCCAGACCGTCTGGATCGTAGTGGTGATTGCCGTCCACGCGCCGGTGAGGAAATTGCCGATGGCGGTTACCACGGTCGTGAAGGTGTTGCTGATCGCTTGCCAGACCGTAGAGAAGAAATCGCTGATGGCTCCCCAAATGGAGATTGCCGCAGCCTTGATGGTGTCCCAGTTTTTCACGACCAGAACGCCGATGGCAATAGCCGCCGCGACAATGGCGATCACGATGCCGATTGGCCCGGTGAGCGCGGCAATCACGCCGCCCAGCGCCGGAAGCGCACCGGCAATTGCGCTGATTACGCCGCTGATCGCGCCCGCAGCGGAAATAATGCTGCCGATGGCGCTGACCATTTTGCCGATGATAATGAGTACCGGTCCGACAGCAGCCGCGATGAGAGCAATCTTGACTATCATGTCCTTCATGCCCGGTGAGAGGTTGGAGAACCACTGAGCGAAGGATTTTAACCCGGCAGCGACGCTCTGCAGAATTGGCGCGAGTGTATCGCCCAGCGCCTCTCCAACAGCGGCTCCGGCTTCCTTCAGCGAGTTCATTGCGGTGGTAGCCGAGTCGATGCCGTCCAGCGTTCCCTCATAGGTGTCGCTGACGGTTGTACTAAAGCTCGAAAGGTCGGTGGACAGACCGTCGAGGCTGATGCGGCCTTCCTTAGCGGCGGTGACAAAAGCAAGTCCGCCCTTGGTGCCGAACAGCGAGTAGGCTTCCGCCGTAGCATCCGCCGCCGTGCTGGAATCCTGCAGGCGCTTGATCAGGTCTCCGAGACCTTCCTCCATGCTTTTGCCGTCTTTGGAATAGTTGGAGGCGGCCTTTTTGAGCCCAGTCAGCATGGACGCGGAGTCAATACCGGCTTTCTCAAAGTTGCCCATGAGGGTGATGGACTCTCCGACGCCGAGGCCCATCTCCTTGAAGGTGGCCCCGTTCTGCTGCAGAAGATTGCTCAGATCGTCCACGCTGATGCCGGTTTTCTGGCTGACCGAGGTGAGCAGGCCGAGCACGTTTCCGGCTTCCGACGCGCTCATCCCGAACTGAGACAGGATCATCTGCGTGTTGCCGATGGAGGTGTTGACGTCGGTATTGTTGATAGAGGCAAACTCGATGAACTGCGTGGAGAGGTCCTGCAGGGCTTTGCCCGTCAGACCGAAGCGCGTATTGACTTCGCCCACGGCCGTGCCCGCTTCCGCGAAGGATGTCGGGATGGTGGTGGCGATATCCTTGGCGATGTTCTCCATGGATTCGAGCGCTTCGCCCGTCGCGCCGGTCTTTGTGACAATGGTGTCCATGCCTTCATCCACTTCGGAGAAAGCCGCGAGGGAGGCCGCGCCCACGGCGGCAATCGGGGCTGTTACGTTTTTCGTCATCGTTTCCCCGACACCACTGATCTTATCGCCGACTGCGGAAACCTTACTGCCTGCTTCTTTCAGCGTAGCGGAGATGGCGGAGTCAGTGTTCTTGGTCTGCGTTTCGAGGTTCTTCAGTTCTTCCTCGGTGGCAATAATCTCGCGTTTCCAAGCGTCGTACTGCTGCCGGGTGACGGAACCGTTTTTTAGGCCCTCATCCATCTGGCCCTGCACGGATTTCAGTTCGGTGAGTTTTCCTTTAGTTTCCTCAACCGCCTGTGAGAGCAGGCGCTGCTTCTGAGAGAGCAGTTCCGCGTTAGATGGGTCGAGTTTCAGAAGGCTGTTGACGTCTTTGAGCTGGGCCTGCGTCGACTTGATTTCTTTGTTGACGCCTGCGAGCGCCTTGGATAGTCCGGTGGTGTCGCCGCCGATCTCAACGGTGATGCCCTTAATTCTGTCAGCCATATGCAGCCTCCTTCCTTTGAAATAACAAAAATGCCCCGCCTAAATAGCGAAGCATCCCTGCATTAGAATCGGTTCATATCTTCCTGTGTGGCGAGAACCGGATATTTATAGTCGTCGTTCCTGCTTTCTACATACATATCGTTGATCATGCCAATGGTCAAAAGCTCAAGGTCCTGCATTGACAAGCCGAGCTGTACGCAGCGAAGCAGGAACAACGCTGTCGTCATTTCGCGTTCAGTCGGGCGAAGTTTTTTTTAGACTCCGATTCCGTCTGCACGTTGAGACCCCACAGGTCGATGATTTGCGGCAGGATTTGATAGATGGAGAAGGTGTTAAACCCGTCCAACCAATCCTCTGGTGTGTCAGGCACCTCCGGATCGGCGTGTTTTGCCATCACATAGGCAATGTTCTCAAACATCTCAAGGCTCAGAAGATCCAGCCCTGAGTTGTCTTCGTCGTTAGCTTTGACGGATTTCTCCAGCGAGCGCAGGTCTTTGTAGATGTCCCGCTGGAACTTGATCCGGTAGATGCGTGGGATGGCTGCCGAGGCCCGGAATTTGACAGGCTTTCCATCGATCTCGATTGTTTTACAAAGGCTCATCGCTTACACCTCCTCAACCATTGCCGGTAGCGGCCGCAGCGTTGGGCTGATAGACCGCGTCATACCAGGCGGTATAGACAGCGTCGGTGGTGTTGTCGCCAGTCTTGGCCTTCACATAGCCGCTGGCAAGCGGGCGGGCCTTGACAGAGAGCGTTTCGGTCTGCACTTCGCGGGACTCCTCGTTGGTCTTGGACTCGATCTTCGGGCGGGACGCCGAACAGTTGTACAAGACGTGGCGAATCTTCTTGACGTCGCCGTCGAACTCAAAGAGCAGGGCGAAAGCACCGGTTTCCGAGTTAGCGTCCTCGACCAGAACCTTGTTGCTGTCGGCGGTTTCCTTCAAAATGTCCGTGCGGAAACTCTCCGGGATCATGGCAAGCTCCAGATCGCCGTCATAACCCATGTTGTTGTTGATGGTGTAATACTCGATGCCGTCCGCATAAAAACTCTCCGGTTCGCCGTTCGGGTCGAGCGAGAGGGATACCGCGCCGGGCATCGCCACAGGAGTGGCAAACGTAACGGCTCCATCCGTGCCGATGGTGATCGGCGCATAATGGACGTTGCAGATATTGAATTTTACTTTGTTGCCCATATTCAAACCTCCATTTGATAGAGCACTTCGTACAGCTTCTCAGAGGGAATCCATACTTCGCTCCTGGCATAAAAAATGCCGTGGCTGTCAAGCACGGCTTCTATGGTTGCTTCTGTATCAGGGGACTTTTCATCGGTGTAGAGTTCGAAGTCCAGACGGCTTATTTTGAAATAGGCCGTACCGTCAGCGGCAAAGTTGTCGGCGGAGGGATAGCGGAAAACCAGAAACGGCGGTTCCGGGCTTTCGCCTTCCGCGAAGTGGTCGTAGGCGACCGGCAGCTTTGTTTCAGCCGCCATTGCCAGAACTTCCTTATGCGTCATTTTGCAGCGCCTTTTCAAGCTCGGAGAGAAGCTGCTCTTTGCCAGCTTCCTCCGCAGGAGCGATGTGCGGTCTTGCCTCCACACGGCCGCCGCCGCGTTTTGCGTGCCCATGCTCCAGAAGGTGCGCAAGCTGATACCGGTTCTTTGAATGGACCACGAGATCAAGACTGCTGGAGTTTTCCGATACCTTCGTGACCGTCCAGCTCTTTTTGTAGGCACCGGTGTCTACAGGCGCGTTTGCCTGTATCTGTTTTTTGACCATGTTTCCGGCATCCCGGACCGCCTGCTTCATATCGTCGGTGGCAACAGAGGCATATTCCGTAAGGTCCTTCATGATCGCGTCGGACATCTCATCGATGCTGACCATATCCTTTGACACAGGCGTCACCTCTTTTCCAGCTTGCAGTTAAATTTCAGACTATTCCGTTTGTAGCCCATCGGATTGACATACACGATGTCGTAGACCTTTCCCTGTGTAATAATCCGGTACTTGGTGGACTCCACGGCGGCAAGCTCGCTACAGTAGCGTGTGGTGAAGTCCATGGATTCCTCCGGATTCACCGTAGCCGCGCCGCTTGATTCCGTACCCGTTCCGGTTCCGACCGTGGCGTGGCAGGTAAAGTAATCCTCCCAGCTGTTTTTGTGGTTGCCGACCTCATCGGTCACGACCATGTTCTTCTGGAAAGTGACCTCCACATTCAGCGCCGCGATGTCCATCAGAACGCTTCCTCCCTGATGCCGAACAGCAGCGCCCGGAGGGTGAGTTGAAGCGCCTTGTGATCGGCTTCCTCCCGGTGCTCATACAGGTAAGCAACCGTGTACAGAACAGCGATACGGGTAATCGCCGCGTTTTCGTTGAGCGTGGCGTCGTCTGCTCTGGCCACATCCCGGCACATCTGCATGGCTGTGGAAAGAAGGTCAGAAATCAGGCCGTCCTCATCGCCGGATTCCACACGCAGATAGTTTTTTGCTTCCTCCAGTGTTACTGGCATAGAATCACCTCCAAAGAGAAGCCGCCTGCCGGGATTGATTCTCGGCAGGCGGTATTTTGTTTAAGAGCCCATTTTCAGGAGCTGAATGCCTTCGGGCAGGATGACTTTGCCGTCAACACGCTCGGTCGCGATAAAGCCCACCTGACCGTTACCGGCATAAAGCTCAATGAGCTTCTGGACGGTTCTGCCGGTGCGGTCGGCGATCCAATAGTTATGAAAGTCGCCAAAAGCAATAGGCAAAGCGCCGGCGGCAGGTTCCGGGGCATAAGGGCTGGTGTAGAGATCATAGCCGAGCAGCTTATCCGGCTGATTTGCCTGCACACTCGGCTGCCAGAGATACGCGCCGTTGTTGTCCTTCAGCTTGCGGATTGCTGAGACGGTCGTGTCCTTCATAAAGAACTTCGCGTTCTTACGATAGGGAGCCTTAAGAGCGTAAATGAGGTCGAGAAGGTTATCCAGCGTAATGGCTGTGGCGCTGCCCGCAGTGACACCGACATGACCACCGTTCGTGGCGTTGAAGATGCCGGTCGGCTGACCGGTGCCAGTGCCGATGCAGAAGGCTTCCTCTTCAGCCGCGCCGAAAGCACGCGCAAACTCCTGCACGATATAGGCTTCCAGATCGAAATAGGAGTCCTGCAGGAGCTCAACACTGACTTTGACAAGATCGGTTAGCTTGAAGGAATCAACGGTCTTCTGATCGAAAGTGGGGTTGCTTTCCGTGTATGCTGCGTTTTCCAAAGTCCACTGAGCAATGGAATGCGTGGCTGCGATGGGAATCTTGCGTTCGGCGGAGGTTGTGATTACCTTCGCGATGGAACGAATCACGTTCGTCTCCTCAAGGCCGGTGACGATCTGGTTCTCGAATTCCTCCGGGACGAGATAGCCGCCGTCCACATCGGGGGAGGTACTGAGAACATTGTGAAGAACAGGCTTTCCGCGAAGAATGCAGGCGAAGTCCTCCTTGTAGGCGTCGGATGCACGGCCGGTCTTTTCCCTGACCGCGCCGGACGGCTTTTCGGTGATCGGAGAACTTACAGCCTTGGCGAGTTCCGCGTCACGGGCTTCGATGCGCTCCAAACGGGCGATCTCCTTGGTGTACTCGTCGATCTCCTTGTCCATACGGTTGTAGATGGCGTCGTCCTCAGCGGAAAGAGTGCCGCGTTCGGTGCGATGGGTTTCGAGAAAAGCTTTCGTGGCGTCCCACGCTTTTGCGCGCTTGTCGCGCATTTCGATAAGTTTACTCATAACAAAACTCCTCCTTGTTATACGTGAAATCTTTTGTTGTTGAGCTGCTCCAGATATGCATCTACGGAGTGCTCTTGGGTTTCGGGCTTCTGCTGAATCCGGCACTTAGCGGCGATCTTGTCCATCAGGGAATTGGTGATCGCGGCCTGAGAGTAGAGCATGGACACTTCGGGCGCGTCAAGCTCGTCATCGTTGCCGGCGCGTTTCATAATCTCGTCGGCGAAACCGAGCTCGACAGCCTTGTTGGCGTCCATCCACGTCTCGGCGTCCATGAGGTGCGAGATCTTCGCACGGGACATATTGGTTTTGATTTCATAGGCGTTGATGATGCTTTCCTTAACCTCCGCCAGCATTTCGATGGCTTTTTGCATTTCTTCGGAATTGCCCATCGCCACCGTCATGGGGTTATGAATCATGAGCATTGACACCGGCGATACAAGCACTTTTGTGCCGGCCATAGCAACGACGGAAGCAGCAGAAGCCGCGATTCCGTCGATCTTGACCGTGACGTTGCCCTTGTAATCCATGAGCAGGTTGTAAATCTGTGCCGCAGCAACGCAGTCACCGCCCGGAGAGTTAATCCAGACGGTGATATCTCCACTGCCGGACATGAGCTCGTCTTTGAAAAGTTGCGGGGTCACTTCGTCGTCAAACCAGCTTTCCTCCGCGATGGTGCCGTTCAGAAACAGCGTTCTTTCCGCCGGAGTTGTCTCCGTCGCCGCCTGATTCTTCCACTTCCAGAACTTCTTCATCGGAATTTTTCTCCTTTCCGTCGTCGTTTGAGGTATTTGCAAAAGCGCCCGCGTCCTTCAGCGGGAGCATATTGCCGTTGATAAGGTACAGGTCGCCGCCGTCCTCTGTGGGAATGCGGTCGAGGTTTTCCAACTCACGAATGTCGTTTGCGGACATCCAGCCGTTCTGCCTGCCTACGGCGTACCCGTTCATGCGGCTCTGATAATCGCCGCGCAGGAGCCCGTCCACATTGAATTTCACGAAATACCGCTTTTTCTCTTCAGGCGAGAGGAGCGTGCGCATGATGGACTGCTCCCAGCGGGCCACCCAAGGGTCCAGCGTGTATTTCACGAACTCCAGCGACTGCTGCTCAATATTAGAAAAGCTCGACTTCTCAAGGTCGCCCACCATGTGCGGCGGAACCCTGAAAATTCGAGCTATTTCATCAATCTGGAACTTTCGCGTTTCCAGAAACTGCGCCTGTTCGGGAGAAATCCCGATGGGCGTATATTTCATGCCTTCTTCCAGCACGGCGATCTTGTTTGCGTTGCCGCTACCGCCGAACTGCGACTGCCATGCCTCGCGAACCTTGGTCGGGTCCTTAATGGTTCCCGGATGCTCCAGCACGCCGCCCGGAGCCGCGCCGTTAGCGAAGAATTTCGCGCCATACTCCTCGCAGGCGATGGCCATGCCGATGGCGTTCTTGGCCATGGCGATGGGCGAATAACCGACTAACCCGTCAAAGCCGAGACCAGGAATGTGGAGTACGTCAGATGGCTTTAGAACGACCGTATTGGTTTTCATCGTTTTTGCTTCATCTGTGGAGTGCTGGTAGGTGTAATAAAGCTGCCCGTTCGCGTCGCGGTCGACCGTCATCTTGTTCGGCATCAGAGGATACAGTGCTATAATCTCGCCACGTCCGTTCCGAATGATCTGTGCATAGGCGTTGCCCCAGAGCAGCAGGTGCGTCATGAGCGTCTCCCGAAACACGAAGGAACTCATCTCCGGGTTCGGCTCGTCATGGAGCAACAGGTACAGCGGGTGGTCCAGAGCTTTTTCCTTGCCGCCGTCCGCTTTATAGCGGTACATATGAATCGGCAGACCGGCGATGGCTTCAGCCAGAATACGGACGCAGCAGTAAACGGCCGTCATCTGCATAGCGGACCGTTCCGTCACAGCTTTGCCGGAGGTCGAGCCGCCGAAGAAAAAGCGGTAGCCGCTGCCGGCCGTGCTGTCCCTGATAGGCTTGTCCCGCGCTTTGAAAATGCCTGAAAATATGCTCATGGGCAATTACTCCCTTCAAAAAATGCAGCCATGTGGCTGCTTTATTTCTTGACAATGCATCCAACCGGCTGTATTATATTTGCATCCAGTTGGATGTAAATTGATTGGAGGTATTCAATATGGATAATTTTAGCTTAGACGGATTTCAGCTTATTCATCTGAACAATGACTGTATATTGCATGAGCGCCGGGTAGTCCTCGGGCTGACACAGAAGCAGGTGGCGGAGAAAGCAAAGATCCCGCTGCAAAGCTATCAGCGTTTTGAAAGCGGAGACCGTAATATAAAAACAGCCTCATTCCAGGTTGCCTGCCGCGTCATTGAGGCCCTGGAAATGAACATCTCCGATTTCTACCACGGGGAATACATTCTCGGCGAGAAACTTCGCGACTCCAAGGAGGGGCTGCGTTACGAAAAAACCGGAAAACTTATTACCGAGGATGTTGTGGAGAAACCGCAATCAGATAAATAAAATGCCTCGGTCGTCATAGACCGAAGCGCCAGTATCATTGCCACAGCGGATCGCTCTGTCGAGAGCCATGATAGTCGCTACAGCGCCGTCAATTTTCTCCGTGGATTTTTCCTTATCGGCCTTGATGTTTCCAGCAGGGTCGGTGCGGATGAAGATGTTGTCCATCATCCAACGGAGCACCGGCTGACCGCCATGCGCCAGTTTCTGTTCCAGCGTCAGCTTCATGAGCTCTTTGGTCGGTGGCGACATATCCTTGAAGCCTTGCCCGAAGGGAACGACGGTAAAGCCCATGCCCTCAAGGTTCTGCACCATCTGCACAGCGCCCCAGCGGTCGAACGCGATCTCGCGGATGTTGTAGCGGGTGCCGAGCTCTTCAATGAAGTTCTCGATGAAGCCGTAATGGACCACGTTGCCTTCGGTCGTCTGCAGATAGCCCTGCTGTTTCCACAGATCGTAATTGACATGATCCCGTTTGACGCGGAGGTCCACGTTTTCCTCCGGTATCCAAAAGAACGGTAAAATACTGTATTTGTCCTCCTCATCCACAGGTGGGAACACCAGTACAAACGCTGTAATATCCGTAGTGGAGGAAAGGTCCAGCCCACCGTAGCAGACGCGGCCCTCCAGCGACTTTGGGTCGACCGGGAAGGCGCAGGCGTCCCATTTCTCCATCGGCATCCAGCGCACCGCCTGTTTGACCCACTGGTTCAGGCGAAGTTGACGGAAGGCGTTCTCCTCGGCGGGATTCTGGCGGGCCGATTCACAGGCGGCGCGGACCTTATCTATGCCGACGGTAATGCCGAGCGACGGGTTTGCTTTTTTCCAGACCTTCGGGTCGGTCCAGTCGTCGTCCAGATCGGCTCCGTAAATGACCGGGTAGAAGGTGGCGTCGTGCTTTCTTCCTTCGAGGATATCCTTGGCCTTCTCATGGACCTCCCAGCAGATGCTGTTTTGATTGTCACCGGCCGTAGTGATAAGAAAGTATAACGGTTGCATTCGGGCGTCGCCGCTGCCCTTGGTCATAACGTCGTAGAGCTTCCGGTTCGGCTGGGTGTGCAGCTCGTCAAAAATAACGCCGTGGGTATTGAAGCCGTGCTTATTTGCTACATCGGCGGAGAGCACCTGATAGAAGCTGCTGGTTGGTTGGTAAACAAGGCGCTTTTTGGAGTCGAGAATCTTCACCCGCTTCGAGAGCGCCGGACACATGCGGACCATGTCGGCGGCGACATTGAAAACGATGGACGCCTGATTGTGATCAGCCGCGCAGCCGTAGACCTCGGCGCGTTCTTCACCGTCGCCGCAGGTGAGCAGCAGCGCAATAGCCGCAGCCAGCTCGCTTTTACCCATCTTCTTCGGGATTTCCACATAGGCGGTGTTGAACTGCCGGTAGCCGTTTGGCTTTAGAACACCAAACACATCCCGGACGATTTGTTCCTGCCAGTCGATGAGTTCAAAAGGCTCGCGGTACCACTGGCCTTTGGTGTGCCGCAGGCTTTCAATGAAGTTGACGGCATAATCGGCGGAGTCCTTGTCGTAGAAGGAATCCTTCGCCATAAACTTGGTCGGTTTGTATTTTTTGAGCTTTCGTATATGCCGTCGCCTCCTTCCTGCGGGCATGAAAAAAGACTGCCGAAGCAGTCCATCTGAAATCTATTGACAACGAGAGACAGGGCCTTCTGGCCCAGGCTCCCGGCTGTTTTTAGTTATAATCCTTCATCAGGATGGCAAGCGCGGTGGCGGTGTTTTCGTCGGCGGGTTCTATGTCCCAGCCCCGGTCATAGTTGCAAACCGTCTTGCCATTCCGCTTCAGCGTCAGCTTTGAAATGCGGCCCTCGTCGATGCCGTACTGTGAACCCTCGTCGTAGTGCTTAACCCAGTAATGAAAAATGTCGCTGCCGAGCTTGATACTTCCTTCTGACCACATAATTGCTGCCTCCTTGATTTCTTACTCATGGCGCTCGTCGATCTTTCGGCAGGAATCAATACCGTAGATCACGTTCAGGCCGGAGCCGTTGTCCCAGTTCACCAGGATGGAACCGGTGTCGTCGACTCCGTACACGGTACCACGAGTACCAATGGGCGGAGCCTGCACGTCGTCCATTCGCACAAGCTCCACGCGGGTACTGGCCGGGTAAGTTTCCCGGAGGTGCACCAGCAGTTTCTTATTCATCAGCATCGGGAGCGCCTCCTTTGAAAGCCGAGGACCCGGTCAGGTTCTTCAGCAGAATTTTCCGGTCGGCCTTGTACTCAGCTCCAATGAAGCCCAGCCGCAGGAGGAAGCAGCGGAAGGCGTACTTGTCGTTATTGACATCCTTGTCCTTGGCAGTGACGCGCTTCTGGGTTTTAGCTATGCTGCAGAGCCTACCGATGAACTTGGCGTAGGCGCTGATTTCTTCCGGTGCAGGAAAACCCGTGAACCATGGGAAGGAAATCTTGTCGTCCTCGACCGTGATCGTCAGGGTCTCCGCGCCCAGCGCTTTTTTGATGAGCGTCGCTTTGCTTTCGACCAGATGCTGCAAGTTAGCGATGGCCTCGTCGGTGAAGCCGTCCTTCGGCATCGAAATCGTAAGGCTATCCGGCACATCGACTTCCTCGGTGGGAGCGGCTTCTTCGGCGGCAGGCTCCTGGTTCTCGGCAGCGGTGAAGCCGTCCGCGATCAGGTTGTGGGCGATGCGCTCGGCCTTGGTGTCATCCTCGCAAAGGAGGGTGCCTTCCTTGTCGACCGTGATGTCGCCAATTTCGTAGGCATAGGTTGGCATCTTCATGTATACGGGCTTGTCTTCCGTGATCCTGCTAATGGCACCTACCAGTCTTTTACGTTCTGAACCAGTTACGTTGTAGTTGATTTTCATGGGGGTTGACCACCTTTCTTCATTTTGGTAGTCACATATATCACTCTAAAGCTGTGAAATAGCAAGCCATTACCAAACTGATTATCTGACAACCGTAGGCGGATTTTTTGTGTAGATTATGATGCGGCGGCTTCTGTGGCAAGCTCGGAATAAGCTCGCTTCTCGCCGTCACGGATGAGGTACACACTATCCGCATTTCCGACCTGCTCGATATACCGATTTACAATGACGTCGCAGTATTTTTCGTCGAGCTCGATCATGTCGCAGACGCGGCCGGTCTGCTCGCAGGCGATGAGTGTAGAGCCGCTGCCGCCGAAGGGATCGAGCACAACGCAGTTCGACATGCTGGAGTTCAGGATCGCATAGGCCAGCATGGCCACCGGCTTCATGGTCGGGTGGTCTGCATTCTTCTTTGGTTTATCGAATTCCCAGATGGTGGACTGCTTCCGATCGGAGTACCATTCGTGCTTGCCGGATTTCTTCCAGCCGAACAGGATCGGTTCATGCTGCCACTGATACGGCGAGCGGCCGAGGACCAGCGACTGTTTCTTCCAGATGCAGGTGCCGGACAAATAAAAACCGGCATCCGAGAAGGCCCTGCGGAAGTTCAGCCCTTCGGTGTCGGCATGGAATACATAGATGGAGGCGTCCTGCGCCATTGCCTTTTCTGTATTGGCGAAGGCATCGAACAGGAACTGATAGAATTTGTCGTCCGCCATGTTGTCATTTTGGATCTTCCCGGCGTTGCCTTCGTAGTTCACGTTATAGGGCGGGTCGGTCACCGTGAGGTTTGCGAGCTTTCCGTCCATCAGCAGGGTGAAAGTGTCCGCCTTGGTACTGTCGCCGCAGACGAGGCGGTGATTGCCGAGCAGCCACAGGTCGCCGAGCTTCGTGACGGTGGGCTTTTTCAGTTCCTCATCGATGTCGAAATCGTCCTCTTTGACATTTTCCGCCGCGCCGGACAGCTTGTTGAGCTCCGCATCGGTGAAGCCGAGCAGAGAGACGTCGAAGGCATCGGCCTGCAGGTCGGACAGTTCGACCGCCAGCATTTCTTCATCCCAGCCCGCGTTCATGGCGAGACGGTTGTCCGCGAGTATGTAGGCGCGTTTCTGCGCTTCGGTCAGGTTCTCCGCAAACACGCAGGGAACCGTTTTGTAGCCTTCCTCCTTCGCGGCGGCCACACGACCATGCCCTGCGATGATGTTGTAGTCGCTGTCGATGATCACGGGAGAGACAAAGCCGAACTCCCGGAGGCTGGACCGAAGCTGTGCGATCTGCTCCTTGCTATGCGTCCTGGCATTCCGGGCGTAGGGCACCAGCTTGTCGATGTCCACTTTTTCAAAGCGTTCTGTATTCGCCATTGGTTATTTCCCTTTCCGCGCCGTCAGCAGGCGCTCCATCAGATCGTCTTGCGGATTGTCGCCGTTGTAACCAGCAGCGCAATTTTCCTTCACGATCTGAAAAATCTCAGCCCAGTCCGCACGGGTCTGGCACTTGAAGCTGTTTGCCATCGTGACATAGGGTGAGGCGATGGCATTGCCGGTGGTGGGATGCTTGGCAAGAAAACCGTATTCCGTGATGGCCTCCTCGCACTGAATCCAGCGGGCCGCGCTCATAGCGTAGCGTTCGATGGTATCTGGAGGAACGAGGTGCGCACAGCCACGGTCGGAGAGCCATTCCCAGACGGATTTGTAAATGTCGGCGGCGGGCAGAGCTTTACCGTTTTTCTGGACCGCAGAGAGCATTTCTTTCGGCTCCGGCATGTCCTGACCACGCAGGTCCGGAGCATTTTTGAATTCCATAACGGTGAGCGGGTGCTTTCCCGGATTGCCATCCGCAATTTTATCTGCTAACGGCTTCCGTTTTGCCCCAGCACCGGCTCTGAGGCCGCCACGGTTTGTACCGTCTTTGGCCAT